CGGTCGTCTACGGGAGTGTCAGACATTAGAACTCTGCTTTCGGCAGGGTCACCCGCCAATACTCCGTCTCCTTTTTAGTCGCTATGCCCTCGAACTGCTCAAGCTGCTGCAGCTCCTTGACGGCATTGCTGTATTGCCAACTTGCGCGGGTGCAGCGGGACACCTTAACGGCTTCGCCAACAAGGTTGCCATCTTCGTCTTTGAGGTCGTCCATCTCGCCCGTGGCGTACATCAGGGCAAGGTCGTCCATCAGGACTTGAAGGGCGTCTTCGTGGCGCTTGATTTCGGCTTTGGTGCTGGCGATGGCGCCAAGGAGGAGGTGGGGGTTCGTCATGCGTGGGGCATCTCTGCAGATGGAGTATACCCCTAAAGGGGCAAGGCTGCCAACCCCTAGAACTCAGGTTCGTTCAGCATCAAAAACGCATCACGAGCGCCCTGCCACTCAATCACCGCCTCATCCACATCCACCTTCTGCAGCGTCGTTGACCCCGGCCTAGCCCACAGCACACCCGCTTTCTGTACGTACAAATCAGGCCAGTGAAGGCTCAGCATCCCCAGGTAGCCGCCCAACTGCGGGCTCACGTCATACGGGCTGGCATCGGCCTTCCCTTGGGTCTTCAGATCCACCAGCACCAACTGCCGATGATCATCCTTCCGCCTCAGCAGGCAATCAAAGCTCCCGGCAATCGAACGCTCAACATCGGCCAGCCTGTACTCACACGCCACCGCCTCATAGGTCTGCCATACGGAATGCTCAATTAACGGCTCCACCCATTCGCTGTATTCCGCAGGCCAATCGCCAGGGTCACCAGTCGTCAGAAAATTCTCCAACGCCAGATGCACTGACTTCCCACGCGGTTCCCAGATGTGCTTCGTCTCCATGATCCGCTTCATTGCCCACGGATCCTTCGTGCCCTTGCAGACCTTCGTGACCGAATGGCTCAACCATTGCCCGGTCGGCTCCCATTGATAGCGGTGCGCCTCCTCGTTGAATGTGATTGGGAGGGGCTTCAACCACCGCGAAGTCTCGGGGGCTGACGATTTCGACGCGCTCTGTTGGTGTGGGCTCATCTCTGAGAAGGTTGCGGTAGGTCGGTGGTGTAAAGCCGGGGATGCGCTTGGCGTCCTCCATTGTGATGACCCAGCCGCGTGATGGCACGTCTAAGTCCTGCAGGGTCCAGTGCTTCGCCTCAATGCCACGCCTTAGGAGACGGCGAACTTCGGCTAAATCAAACGCTTGTTTCATGGCTTTTCATATATTCGTGCAGGATTCGGCGGATCACCGCTGCAGTGGATTCGCAGGGAAGTCTTTGTGTTTCAAGCCATTCACGCATTTCAGGTGGCAAAACGACGTTCAAGCGAGGAAGATTTGAAGGCATTTCAAACTAAAGACAGTTGTTGGTGATGAGCGTGAGTCTTGGCGCCAGCCGGGGCAGAAAGAATTGAAATGGCCATAAATGAATCCCGCCGCCACGGGGTATTCCCAAGAATGATATAGGGATCCTTAAAGCTGTTTATGGCAACGAAAGGGTCAACACCTTTTCTAATTGCCTCAAACAAATCCCATTGCACTAATTGTTTGTCAAATCTGTTTTTGAATTGCGCGCTTCTGCCCGTGACATGAATTTTGTAATCTGGGAAAAACAATCCTTTCTGAAGCATCATTTGTCGATGCTCCTGTTCTCGCTCCGTTAGCGGTTTCTGCCTAAATCGCAAAGAGCCGCGCTCTGGAATCAGCAGACCGATTGACTGCTTAAGTTCATTCAATTCTGATTCATAGCGGTAAAGCGAAAGAATTTTTCTGTGGATCGCAATGCGTTCCTGATGTTTCAGTTGCCCATCAATACTGATCAGCTCGCCAAACTCGAAACTTTCAAATCGAGTGTCATTAGGCGATCTAGTTCCGGCAAATGAAAATTGATGCCATCGCCTAATGCCTGTTTCCCTCCCCGGCTGGAAGGGCAGGCATATCCGAATAAATGAATCAGTTGGCGGGTGAAAAGCGATTGTGCAAATATGAGCCTTCTTTCGCTTGCCCTCAATAATTCGCGCTTGGGCGATGCAGATACAGCTTTCAAAACTCTTCATTGATCTTGCTTGTCAAATAGTCTCCGTGACAGCGTTGCGGATAACACCAGCAGCCAAGAACTTTTCCCTTCAATTCATCAAGTCGATTGTGAAGACTAAATTTGCGCGGGAAGAAGATTTCATAGGAATCACAAACCGTATCCCTGTCGCCGTCGCTAGGCATCTCAAAAGGATTGCCCCAATCGCTATTTCGGTCAATGCGAGCAAAACGACCGGTTGTTTTCGCCCAATGAATTAGAGCCCGATCTGTCTCTTGGTGCATATTGGCGACAACAGTGCCACCCTTTTCAACGATCACTCGGCGGTCAAGTTCAGATTCTGACCACTCATATTCAGGCCGAACCTGATCAACAGCGCGAGTAACGATTGATTCCGTAAGCCTGCCTTGATTCTCATTGTTGGCGATTTCTTGAGCTTTGGTGTAAGCGGCAACAAGAATTTCGTCGTCGTTTTTGACGGAGACCAGCGGGCGTAGATGGGCTTCGGGGATTTCGCCGATCTTCTTAGGCCCAGATGGGCCTAACTCTCGCTTCAACGCTTCTTCGACTTGAGCAGCGTGCAACTGCTTGCGGATGGTCCGCTCATGTAGCTCTGGAAACTCCTCCATGCAGCAGGCGGTAAAGCTGCGATAACCAAGCGCCTTCCAGCCTTTGCGCTGGTCCAAGTCATAAATGCGAGCGCGAACGGTGTTAATCCCGCGCTTGATGTCATCGACCGCCTGCCGAGCTTCCTGCTCGTTCATTTCCGGCGCTGTGGTCAGCGTTGCTGTCATAGTTGAATCCATTGCGGTGCCACGGTAGCACGCTTTAGATTTCACGCCACATGCGCTCGCGCTCGCTTCGGTCGCGTTCCGCGTAGGCCAGTGGATGAACCACGTACCGGGCGGCAAGCGGGCTCTTCGGGTCATCAGCGCCGACATTTGGGCAGAACGTCATGTAGACGCCCTGATCGTCGTATTTGCCCATCGGGTGCCCGTAGCAGGCGTCAGGGGGCGGCGTGCGGCCTGTGGTCACGGAATAGGACACGGCACGGGTCTTGGCGTCAGCGGTTTGCCAGACGTATTTGCCCTTGCTTTCTGGCGCGAACAGTTTCATGGTGAGACTCAGTTGATTAACAAGGGACGTATTCAATCGTCATAGACCCAGCAGCGGTTTTCCTCGTCCCAATACTTGCCGCCGCTCTGCCGCTTGTGCTCTTCGAGGTAGACCTCGTATTTACCGTCACGCAGCCAGCGGAACAGGTCAGGAAGGCTCCCGACAAACTCCCCGGCTGTCATCTTCCGCTTCTGCTCGGCAATGGCATTGTTCACGGCGCCAAGCAGCCGATCCTCGCCCTCAGCCTTGGCCACCTTCTTCCACTCTGCATAAGCCTTCGGCTTGGACTGAGATGAGACACGATCAGGAGCAGATTGGTAGGTTTTCCACAGGGCAGTGAAGCCCTCGCTGTACTCAGTTTTTGCCGATTTTTTGGCGTTTTTCTGACCTATTTCTTTTTTTGTGTCGCATTCTTCGGGCAAGAGCGGAAAATCCAAACAGCCCTTTGAACCAACAGCCGAAACAGCCTTCCCTTCGCTGGAAGGTTGCTGAGGCGTAGATAGCTGAACCTGCTTCGGTTGGGAGTTACCTAGAGGTGGTGTCCCCGCACCGACACGGTACGCGGGTACTCTAGCGTCCCTGTCAATCCCTATCTCTAGTAGATAGGCGCAAAACATAGGCAGGGACAGGGTTCTCGGCTTAAATCTGGCCAGGTCCTCGGCCAAATCATCGGGAATTTGCAGTTCAAGGCGCATCGGAGGTCTTCGGGGTCGTCCGGGATTTTCCGGGAAACAACGGGGACACCTTAGCCGTAAAAAACGGGGTGTCAAGGCACTCGGTCAACTGATTTCGGAGACTTTTCCACAGCTCAATACTGTCCAACGTGTCGCAACCTGCGACTCAATAGCGTGCGTTATTGACCGAATCCCTATACACTCTCAACATCATTCAGAGACGCCTGATGGCTACGCTGTCAGACCTAAAGCAAGATCACAAAAACGCCCGCAAGCGCACCCAGACGTCCGCATCCCTCCTTCAGGAGTCCCTTCAGCGCTACGGGCCCGCCCGCTCCATCGTCATTGACGAAGAAAACCGCATCCTTGCCGGTAACGGCACCGTTGAAGCCGCCATCAGCATTGGCATCGATGGCCTACGCATCATCGACGCTGCACCCGATGAGCTGATTGCCGTTCGCCGCACCGGCCTTACCGAAGATCAAAAGGTCGGCCTTGCCCTTGCCGATAACCGCACCGCTGACCTAGCCGAATGGGACGCGGAAATGTTGCAGCAGCTCAGCCAAGAGCACGACATCGCCCCGTGGTTTCAAGACGACGACGTTGAGGCGCTTCTGGAGCAGGTCGAAAAACTTGACCCCGTAGAAGGCAATACCGACCCTGAGGAGTCGCCCGAACCACCAGCAGACCCGATCACCAAGCCTGGTGACCTTTGGATACTCGGCAATCACCGCCTGCTCTGCGGCGACAGCACCAACATTCAGCACGTCAAACGGCTGATGGATGGCGTGACACCTGAGATGGTCTACACCGACCCTCCCTACGGCATAAGCATTGTCAGCGGCAATTCTGTAGGAGGCTCAAAACCTTTTGGCTCTGTTGGCGGCAGCAACGTCGTTAAGGCGGGTTTTTATGCGCCAGTTGCTGGTGACGATTCAATTGAAACTGCTCTAGATGCAATCGAGCTGATCAAAACCCTTGGCTCCAAAACTCAAGTCATTTGGGGAGGTAACTATTACGCCAATGCTTTACCCAACAGCTCATGTTGGATTGTTTGGGATAAGGAAAACACAGGTAATTTTGCTGACGCTGAACTCGCCTGGACAAATCAAGACACAGCCGTTCGCATCTTCAAGCACATGTGGAACGGGATGCTTAAAGCGTCTGAGCGGGGACAGAAGCGTGTTCACCCCACACAAAAACCAGTCGCCCTCGCCGAATGGTGCTTTGAAAATTATGGCGACCCTAAAACCGTCCTAGACCTCTTTCTAGGCTCTGGCTCTACCCTTATTGCCTGTGAACAAACCCGCCGAGCCTGTTACGGCATGGAGCTGTCCCCCGCCTACTGCGACGTGATCGTCAAGCGCTGGGAAGATTTTACGGGCAACACCGCCATTTGCCAGCCTTCAGAGGCGCACTTCGCTGCTGTCTGTCCTCCCCCGGCTAATCACTTTGCCACTCAGGATGACATCTAATGGCCGCCAAAGAAAGCACAAAAGCTGAGGTTCAATACCGCGCCAGTCGCCTTGCTCGCATCATCGCCAACGGCGGAAAACGGTCTGATTGCGTTCGATACGGTACTGAGACGTGGGGGGTTACAGAGCGTTCAATCGACAAATACCTCAAGCTTGCGCGTGAACAAATACGGGAAGATTGGGCGCATGACACAACACAAATGCTGGCCGATTTGCTAAGCCAAACCAGCACGCTGCACATGGAAGCCCGTAAGGCTGGTCAGCTACACATTGCTTTGGGTTGCATCAACACTATGGCCAAGTTGGCCAAGCTCATCGCGTGAGCGTTCTTGCTGCTGTTGAATCCCGTGGCATCCTTGCCATTCCGGGTTTTGCTGAAAACTTGCCAACAGCAGCCGATGCCATCGCCCGTGTCAAAACCAATCTGCTGCCCCATCAGCAAAAGTTCTTAGAAGACACGGAGCACCGCAAGCTCGCTTTGGTCTGCGGGTTCGGTGCTGGCAAAACCCACGGCCTCGTTGCCAAGGCTGTTCATATGGCAGCCCTCAATATCGGCTACGTCTCAGCCCTGTTCGAGCCTGTCGCCCCGATGCTGCGTGACATCCTGCAGCGCACCATGGATGACCTATTGGACGAATGGGAAATCCCCTTTGATTTCCGCGTCAGCCCGTTGCCGGAATACACGCTGCATTTCGCTGAAGGCAGCCACACCATCCTGCTTCGGACCATGGAGACATGGAACCGGATACGCGGCCAGAACCTCTGCGCCATTGGATTTGACGAAGCTGACACCGCCAATAAGCGGGTTGCAGAGCAGGCCACACGCATGGCTCTTGCCCGTCTTCGTGATGGCAACATCCAACAGTTCTATGCCGCCACAACGCCTGAGGGTTACGGCTGGGCATTCGATACGTTCGACCGCAACGCCGGGGAAGACACCGCGCTGATCCGTGCTCGCACGATGGATAACCCGCATCTGCCAGCGGGATTTGTGGACAGCCTGATTGCCAACTACCCGCCGCAGCTAATCAAGTCATACCTTGAAGGCCAATGGGTCAACCTCAACACGGGTCAGGTCTATGACCGCTTTGACCGCGCCAAGCATGTGGTGGCCAGCGTGGCCGACTTCAGTGGTGAGCCTTTGCGCGTTGGGGTGGACTTCAACGTGGGCAACATGTCCGCTGTGGTCACAGTGCGGAATGGCGACAGGCTGACCGTGGTGGATGAGATCAGCGGAGCTCATGACACCGATGCCCTGGCTCAGGAGCTGAAGCGGCGCTACCCGATGCACCTTATATATGTGTATCCCGACGCCTCGGGCGGCAACCGCAGTACCAATGCCAGCAGGACTGACATTCAGATCCTTGAGAGCTATGGGTTCAGCAATCAGTCGGGCCGATCAAATCCTGCCGTTCGTGATCGGGTCAGTGCTGTTCAGGGTCTGCTGGAAAACGGCAAGGGCGAAATCAGACTGAATGTGGCGCAGGGCTGCACGCGGTTGATCGAGTGCTTAGAGCTGCAGAGCTGGACGGAGAAGGGCGAGCCTGACAAGGAGGCTGGCCATGACCATATGGTTGACGCCTTGGGCTATGTGGTGTGGCGAGAGTTCAACCCGCTGCACAAGGGCGCGGGCCGTGGCACGGGCATCAGGCTCTATTGACAGAAGGTCGGGGTATACCCCATAATTAGGGGACAGGGGGCGACCCCACCACACACAAGATCATGACCACCGCAACCATCCCCGCTCTCCCCACCAGCGCCGGCCACTTCCTGATCTCTGCCGATGGCACTGAGCTGATTCGTTTCTCTGATGCCGGCGACCATCAGATGCTCATGAATCGCTTTGCTATTGAAGCTGGCGAATGGGTGATTCAAAGTGGCGGTTTCAACTGGGTTGGCATCATGCGCCAGCGTTATCAAGCCTTTACTGCTAAGGGCTACCGCAAAATCGGCTGACCACTCGGCCCCTTCGGGGGCCTTTTTCTTCGGGGCGACCCGCTCACACAATGAAACGACTTCTTTTCGCTGCAGTGCTGCTGCTCAACGGTCCCGCCTTTGCTCATCACACTGGCCGTCCCGTCACTGCCACCGTCTATCACCCTTGGTTCGATGGCCGCACCACATATTGCGGTCAGACCTACCGCCACTATTCCGGCATCTCCGCCGCCCATCCTTGGCTTTCATGCGGCACCAAAGTCCGCGTCTCACACAAAGGCCGATCTTTGATCGTGCCAATTACTGACCGCTGCGATTGCAACAGCATTGACCTCTCAGCCGCTGCTGCTCAACGCCTTGGTGTCCCAACCGACGGCATTGCCACCGTCCGTATCAGTTACTAACCCTTGCCATCCCGATTACCCTGAACCTGCCGCACACTTTCAATGGCAACCTACCTTTGGCACGAGATGGAGGCCGCCTTTGATGCAGCCGAAGATCTTGATGGCTCTGACTTCAACTTCATTGCAGCCGCAATGCTTTCTGTCATTCAGCAATGGCTTTATGAAGAGGGCTACGACGAAGCGGCTGATTCCCTAGACGAAGAGATCTTCCACGCCGAAGAGGCTGATTGATTTGCTGGGTCGGTTCTACCCGTAAGGATGAACGCCGTGTGTGGCGGTATCGGAGGCCCAGCCAACATTCAGCATTAACCTAGAACCATAGAATTTGTGCATGGCTAGGCGCGCAAGATGACTTACACCGGTTTCAAGCGTTACGACCGGAACATTCAGCGCCAAGCGACGCAGGTGCAGGATCCCGGTTCGGCTTGGGCCAGCATGGAGCCCCATTGGATCTTGATTGAAGATCTGATGGAAGGCACCTATGGAATGCGTCGTAAGCATCGCCGTTATCTGCCGCAGGAGCCACGCGAGCTAGACGAGAGCTTTGATAACCGTCTGGCGCGTTCTGTTTGCCCGCCTTACTACCAGCGTCTTGAGCGCATGTTGGCTGGCATGTTGACCCGTAAGCCGGTCAAGCTAGACAACGTACCTGATCAAATCCGCGAGCAGCTGTTTGACGTAGACCTGCAGGGCAACGATCTCAATATCTTCACGTATGAATTAACGCGGAAGATTGTTCGTTACGGCCACGTTGGCGTTCTAGTTGATTTTCCGACTGCCACCGACGACGAAACCCAGAACATTACCGACGTGGCGAGCCTGCGTCCTTACTGGGTTTGTTACACCCCGCGTGACATCCTTGGCTGGCGCTCTGAAATCTTGAACGGCGCACAGCAGCTGACCATGCTCCGCCTAATGGAGCGCGTCGTTGTTGCCGATGGAGAGTTTGGCGAAAAATACCTTGAGCAAATTCGCGTGCTACGTCCTGGCTCTTATGAGCTATACCGCCAAGACGAAACAACGGGTGAATTTGAGAAAGTATCCGAAGGCCAAACCAGCCTCGATTACATCCCCTTTGCTGTTGGTTACTCCAACCGTGTCGGGCTGCTTGAATCGCGGCCACCGATGGAAGACATCGCAGAGCTAAACCTAAAGGCGTATCAAATCCAGAGCGATCTTGACAACATGCTGCATATCAGCGCCGTGCCGATGCTGGCGTTCTTCGGGTTCCCAAGTTCTGCCGAGGAAGTATCAGCCGGTCCCGGTGAAGCGATCGCATTCCCAGCCGAAGGCCGCGCTGAATACATCGAACCTGACGGCAAGAGCTTTGAAGCTCAGTTCCGCCGTCTTGAGCAACTTGCCGGTCAGATCAACGAACTAGGCCTGTCTGCTGTTCTTGGCCAGAAGTTATCAGCCGAAACCGCTGAAGCCAAGCGGATTGATCGCAGCCAAGGCGATTCCACAATGATGGTGATCGCTCAGCAGGTACAAGACCTGATTGATAACTGCCTGCAATTCCACGCTGATTTCGTCGGCCAACCTCAAGCCGGTTCCAGCTATGTCAACCGGGATTTTGTGGGCGCACGCCTTGAGCCTGCGGAAATCCTCGCCCTGCTGCAGCTCTACACCGCAGGATCCATCACGCAGAAAACTCTCCTTGATCAGCTTGCTGAGGGTGAAGTTCTGGGTGACGATTTTGATGTTGAGGAAGAGCTGGAAGCAACCCAAGCCGGTGGCCTGATTGAAATGGGCGGCGGCATGGACATGATTTCTGGTGATATGCCAGCCGAGCAAGTTTCGATCGAAGACGATCAAGCACCGATTGAACAATGACGCAATCCGGCGTAACCCCGCGCCTACTCAACATTGAGCAGTTCAAGCGGCGGATTGACCCAAATCAACCTGTCGCCAACCTGTTCCGCAATGCAATAGACCTGAATCGCTTCAGCAATGCTGTTGCACGGCAGATTGTTCGTGATTACAACGAGATCATCCTTAGCGCCGTTGCTGATCTAAAAGCGATCGATATTGGCGCCCCCACTGCAGGTGCTGGCATTGTTAGCCCGCAGTCCTACCAGGCTCAGCGGTTGCGTGCCATCCTCGCTCAGCTCAAAGAATCACTTGATGGTTGGGCAGACCGCAGCACGGTTTATGTGACTGGCGAATTGCAAGGCTTAGCTGAGTTGCAAACTGAATTTGTCACTAATCAATTACGTCTTGCCGTTGAGGGTGGACAGGTCGGTGCGCGTCAAATCGAGCCAAGCGTTGTTGCCCAGCAGGCTGTGAGAACTGTTGAGGTTGCCCCAAATTTTGCCGCCACTGTCGCCACGGTTGATCCAACAGACATCAATTTCACGTTGCCTGGCACCGGGGCTTTTAATTTGACAGCAGGCCAAGGTGCAACGATCACATTGCCAAATGGTCAAGTAGTCAGCAAGGCATTTCGCGGCTTGGCCGAATCCCAGGCTCAGCGTTTCAACGCGGTTGTACGTACCGGATTGCTGGCCGGTGAGCCGACGCCACAGATTGCGCGGCGTTTAGTTGGCAACCTTGATTTTGGACAACTTGCAAAAACAGCACGGCAACAGGCTTTAGCTGGTGGTGAACTAACAAAAATGGCCGATCATCAGGTATTAACTATTGTCCGCACGTCGATTCAGCAAGTCGCCAACGCGGCAAGCGACAATGTTTATAGCGCCAATAAAGATGTCACGCGAAAATATCGCTACGTTGCAACGCTTGATGGGCGTACATCAGCCATTTGTCGCAGTCTCGATGGCAAAGAGTTCAAATATGGTGACGGTCCAATGCCGCCAGTGCATTTCAACTGCCGTTCGACCATCGTTCCGGTGATTGATTATCGGGGGCTTGGCTTGCGTCCACCAGAGGAAGTATTGGATAAGGGCAGCTTGGTTTTCAAGCGTGCGGCAGAAGGCGGTCCAGTAAAAGCCAGCATGACATACGGCGAATGGCTGCGTTTGCAACCACAGGCGTATCAAGAGGAGATCTTGGGCAAGTCCCGCGCTAGTTATTTTGACAAGCTGGCGAATAAATACGGGCCACAGCAGGCGTTGGTCAAATTGGTCCGTGAAGACGGCTCAGAGGTGCCGCTTAAAATTTTGAGGGAACGCTACGGTTCAACCGATGGCTAAAAAGCCTCGGGTTTAACTTTCCAGCGAGCCAATTCAATTTTTTGGTGTTCCGAATTAGACAGAATTTGCAAATTGGAAATATCGTTATTCAAATGGTTGCCATCCACATGGTGAACATGCTCCCATGGTTCCAGTTTTCTTCCAAGAAATTGTTCCATTAAATGACGGTGCTCCCTAACTTGTTTGCCCTCAACAACAATTGTTTTGTATTGACGCGGTGAGCCTGTGCCTTTTCTGGCCATGATTGGTGAATTGTTTCTTGCCTTTTCACCGCGCCCTGGATTGGCGAGTGCCATGCAGCTACGTGAGCAGTAAATTGCCGTTTCAGCTCGATACTGGGGAACGTAAAAATCAGCATCGCAATGTTTGCATTTTTTGCTGACGCCTCGTTTAGCTTTGGGCTGAAGTATTTTTTGCGTATGCAACCATTTACCTTGGCAGGATCTGGAGCAGAAGGCAGTTATTTTCTTGGCGGGCACAAAAAGCTCGCTACAGTGACGGCAGGGCTTGGGTTCCATGTGAGCCATAACGCCCAATAACTATAGCCTTTTGCATGGCCATGGCAAAGAAACCGACAAAAGCCGACAAGAAGGTGGCCAAGGTCATGCGAGAATACAAGACAGGGCAACTGCATTCGGGCAGCAAAAAGGGACCGGTAGTAAAAAATCTGGCTCAAGCCCGAGCCATCGCCCTAAGCGAAGCTGGCAAAGCCCGTAAGCCCAAAGGTAAGAAGTGATGGCACCCAAGAAACCCGGCCTTTACGCCAACATCAACGCCAAGCGCAAGCGGATTGAAGCTGGCTCAAAGGAACGCAAAGCGCGTCGTGGTGAAGCCGATTACCCTGAGGCCGGTGCCTTCAAGGCTGCTGCCAAGACGGCCAAAAAACGCAAACCCAAAAAATGAACGGCAGGATTTGGGAAGGTAGCTGCACTTACCTCAAGTGTGCCGATGGCTTTGTTGAAGGCCGATTTATTTTCCCAACACCAAATAGCCCTGAAATTCTTGGCGCCTTGATGGGCCGGTTGGCCGAAGGCGTTGAGGTTATTACCTGTACGGAGGATGAGGAAGATGGCGATTAAGTATCGCGGCGAAGAGTTCGAGGGCTACAACAAGCCCAAGCGCACGCCAAATCATCCAAATAAATCCCACGCCGTTTTGGCCAAAGAAGGCGATCAGGTGAAGCTGATTAGGTTCGGTCAGCAGGGCGTGAAAGGCTCACCGCCGCAAAAAGGAGAATCAGCAGCGGACAAAGCCAGAAGGGCATCGTTTAAGGCGCGACACGCGAAAGATATTGCCAAGGGCAAAATGTCGGCAGCTTTCTGGGCAGATAAGGTCAAATGGTGACTAACGGCCTTCCATTTTGAAGATCCATTCCTTCAGTTCGATCACATAGCGCCGCAGCGTATCCGCTTGTTCTGCGTGCCATTTATCGCCCGTGCTGAAATACTGCCGTGTGTGCAGGTCAACAGCTTTTAGCAACTGAGCGATTACCGGATTCCACGGCTCACGTATCGGTGTATTCCATTCGCGCATTGTCCCTGTAGCGGGCAGACCACACCAGTCTGATTGTTCTGGGTTAAAACAGAGGTAAACTCCATCCGTAACCCTACGGGTCTTTCATGTCTGAAGAGCAAATGCAGGACGCTACGCCGACTGCAGATAATCAGGAGCTTGATGCGCTGAAGCGCAGCATTGAAGCCCTTGAACGCAAAAACTTTGAACTGATCGGCAAGCTCAAGGAGCAGAAGGAGAAGGCGCCTGTTGTCCCTGATGGTGTTGACGTCAAGGAGCTGGTTGAGTTCAAGCGCCGCAAGGAGCAAGAGGAACTCGAATCCAAAGGCAAGTATGACGAGGCCCTAAAGCAATACGCTCAGCAATTCTCCGAGCGTGAGGATGAACTGAAGCGCAGGATTGCCGACCTTGAATCAAAGCTGACCGTCAACCAGCTAGACAATCGAGTGGTGGCAATTCTTGCTGAGCAAGGTGCTCACAATCCGCATGATGCGTTGCGTTTAGTACGTGATCAGTTGAAGCTGGACGAATCCGGGAATCCTGTGGCCGTTGATGGTTACAACGAAGTCCCGATGGATCAATGGGTCGAAAGGCTCAAGGCCGAGCGCGGCTATCTGTTCCGTCCGCCCAGCGTCAAAGGCTCCGGCGCTCCTGTTGGCATCCGTTCAGCTTCCGCTGAGATTCCTGCAGGCACCAAAAACCCATTCAGCCGTGAGCATTTCAACCTGACTGAGCAATCGCGTCTATTCCGTACTGATCGGGATATGTACGACAGGTTGAAGGCCGCCGCAAACAATGCTTAATATGTATGCGTTAGGTGTGACGGCTACGCCAGAGCGCCATTGGGTTACGCCCGCAAAACCACGAATTTTTTAGGTAACGACTCATGGCGACTCTTCGCTCTGATGTCATCATCCCTGAGATTTTCACTCCCTACGTTATTGAACAAACCACCCAGCGGAACGCGTTTCTCGCTAGCGGTGTTGTTCAGCCTCTTGCGGAGCTGAATACCTCTGAAGATGGTGGCGATTTCGTCAACATTCCCTTCTGGAAAGCCAACCTGTCTGGCGATCTGGAAGTTCTGACCGATTCTTCTAGCCTGACCCCTGGCAAGATCACCGCTGATAAGCAAATCGGCGTTGTCCTGCACCGTGGTCGCGCTTTTGAAGCTCGTGACCTTGCTGCTCTGGCCGCAGGTGCTGACCCCATGGCCGCTATCGGTCAGAAAGTTGGTGCTTATTTGGCTAACCAACAGCAGGCTGACCTGCTCAAGTGCCTTGAAGGTGTGTTCGGCAGCCTGACCGGCTCTGATTCCCCCGCCTTCGATGCTCTGCGTTTTGACACCAGCGGCATGACCGCCCTTGGTCCCCGTCAGGTGGCTAAGGCTCGTGCAATTCTGGGCGATCAAGGCGACAAGCTGACCGCTGTGGCCATGCACTCGGCTTGCTTCTACGACCTCGTGGAGCGTAAGGCGATTGACTACGTGACCAACACGGAAGCACGTCTGAGCACCCTGGCAACCGGCGCTAGCACCATCAACGCTGTTGGCGGTTCTGTGGCTGCTGCTTATGGCGATGTGAGCGTTCCGACCTACATGGGTCTGCGCGTGATCGTCTCCGATGACATCACCAACAGTGCTGGTAATTACGCCTGCTACTTCTTCACTGAAGGCGCCGTTGCCTCTGGTGAGCAAGCTGCCCTGCGTACTGAAACCGATCGTGACATCCTCGCTAAGAGCGATGCAATGTCGGTTGACATGCACTACATCTATCACCCTGTGGGTGCTAAGTGGGCAGTGACCACCACCAACCCGACCCGCGCTCAGCTGGCCACCGTTGGTAACTGGTCGAAGGTGTACGAAACCAAGAACATTGGCATCGTGCGCGCCACCATCACTTCCAACTTCGACTGATAGGAGACATTAGTCATGGCTTCTCAATTCGAAGTTTCTGCTGGTAAGGCGATTGGCTACACCTCCGGTCTCGGCGGTGCTGTTACCCAAGAAACCAGCAAGTCCACCACTGTGGTCCTTAACAAGCCCTGTGGTCAGATCACCATGCATGACGCCGAGCTGGCCGCTGGCGCTGAAGTTTCCTTCACGGTTACCAATAGCGAAGTTGCTGCTAGCGATCTCGTGATGGTCAACCACAGCTCTGCTGGCACTGGTGGCTCCTACCTCGTGCAGGCCAACACCATCGCCGCAGGTTCTTTCAAGATCACGGTGAGCAACGTGTCTGCTGGCGCTCTGTCCCAAGCGATTGTTCTTACTTTCGCTGTCATCAAAGCTGCTGCAGCCTGATGGGGATGCTCGCCTTCCGGCGACTGCGTGAACAGGAGGCTCTGGCTTCGGCTGGGGCCTCTTTTTCTGATGCGGAGCCTACCCCTAAACTTGAATCAACACCGGAACAAGCGACGCCTAAAAAACGTCGTACGGTAAAGCCCAAGGCGGAGCCTGCTGATGGCAATCACGATTGACGCCACTGTTGGCGGTGCTAGCGCAAATAGCTATCTGACGCTTGCTGCAGCGCAGGCATTGATTGATGGCATGGTCGAAAATGACGATGTGACGGCATGGGCAACTGCCACCACGGATCAGAAAAACCGTGCGCTGTATTCTGCCACGCAACGGCTTGATCGTGAGCGTTATCTAGGTGCAAGGGCTACTGATACTCAAGCTCTGCAGTGGCCCCGCACTGGTGTTCGCAAGCCCGACACCTACATCAACACCTATTCAATCGGCTTTCCGTTCAAGATCACCACTGATTATTTCACCGACACTGAGATCCCTGTTCAGATCCAGCAGGCTCAGGTTGTATTGGCTGTTTATCTGAACAACAACAAGGATGGTATGGGCCTTAGCGGCCTTGAGGATTACAAATCTGTCAGCATCGGCAGTCTGAGTGTTACGACCGCAGGTGCTAGCAGCATGGCGACAGGTGCCGACCGTGTGCCGCCGATCTTTGAACGGTATTTGACTGGCCTTAGAATTAGTGGACCAGGAAACTTTGCTATCCGCCGGAGCTGATCATGTCTGATAACACCGCCTACAGCATTGGTTTCGAATACATCTCAGACACTGTGGCTCACACGGGTCGATTCCGGAAGCTGTACGCATTGGCCGATGCTGTTATCAATACAGCCACCGTGCAGAATGCAAGCGGTAACACCTTCAGCTCAGTGCCACTTGGCAAGGGCGACGAAATTGAAGGTGTCTTTACTAGCGTGACTTTGGCTTCCGGTAAGATCCTCGCCTACAAAATCTGATTATGAGCGTACAGCCTGGGCAGCACAACATTACGGTCCAGCGCCGCGCAGATTATGACCTGCAACTGCAGTTCAAAAACTCTGCTGGTGTTGGCATTGATCTGACAGGCTGGACTGCTTACGCACAGGTCTGGAATCAAGGGCGCACAACAAAATACGCAGACTTTGCGATCACCTATACGGATCGAGCTACTGGTCAAATCAAGATTGCGTTGACCGATACGCAAACTGCTGATTTCCCTAACGAGGCGTTCTATGACGTTCTCTTGGAAGATACGGCAGGATTGCGAAACTATTACCTAGAGGGCATCGTCTACGTTTCCGAGGGTTATACCCAGCCAGCGCCATGACGATAGTATCCGTCACCCAAACGCAGGCCACCGTTGAGGTTACAGAGGATGGTGCTACAACCGTTGTCCCGACAGTTAGTACGACTGCGGTAGAAGTTAATCAGGCTGGTGTGCCACCTGGCGGTAATCCAAAAGATCTGCTCGTTAAATCCAGCGCGACCGATTATCACAGCGAGTGGACAGCAACGCCGGAAGTTAATGCGTTGCAATTTGACCTTGCTACAGGATTAGACCCTGCAAATGGTCAGCTTGTTTGGAACGCTGACGAAGGTACGCTTGAGCTTGGCAAGGGCGACATCAGCAATTACATCGGGCAGGAGACAATGGTGCTCTGCCGTAATAACAGCAACGTCACCACAATTCCAAAGGGAACTGCCGTTATGTTTGCTGGCACGCTAGGTGCTAGTGGAAGGCTAAAAGTGGCACCAATGGTGGCTGATGGGACTTACCCTGGTTACGTTTTCTTTGGCGTCACTGATCAGGCTATTGCCGGTGCTAGTGATGGTTATGTCAGCACCTTCGGCAAGATTCGCGGCATCAATACGACTGCCTACCTAGAAGGTGACATCCTTTGGTGCAATCCTGCTGTCCCTGGCGGTTTTACAAAGATAGAACCGCTTGCGCCTAATTTGAAGCTGGCAGTAGCTGCGGTCATCAGCTCAGCAAATAACGGGACCATCTTTGTACGTTCTACTGCAGGCTCTCGCCTCAAGGACTTGCATGACGTGGAAGCGAACGGCAACAAATCAGATGGTGATATTTTGAATTGGGATGCTACTGATCAACGGTGGGAACCTAGCGATAGGCTTACGCTATTGGAAGCACGGGTCACGGCACTTGAAAACGCATGACGCTATCCACCTCGCTACGAAAGGTTGCATCGAAGCTGATGCTCAAGTTCGGTGGCGAGATCACGATTCGCAGGATCACAACGGGCATTTACAACCCAACAACAGGTACTGCGAGCGTGAGTGCATCCGAGACCACCGTCCGTGGTGTCCTGGAGGATGTGACTGAGCGTGAGGTTAACGACCTCATCAAGGGCACTGACAAGAAGCTGACGATCGCTGCTGCTGACTTGAGTTTTGAGCCTTCAGTATCAGATCAGGTCACTGTTGGCAGCCGCATCATGCAAATCGTGCAGGTCACCAAAATCGAGCAGGACAACACAGCGATTGTGTTCGAGATCTTTCTGAGGGAGTGAAATGGCTAAGCAAATCAAGTTTGATCAGATTGACGAATATGTTGCAGGACAGCTTAAAAAGCTGATTTCTGTTGCGACTCTGGAAACAGAGCGACGGCTAAAACTGCTGACTCCTGTTGATACAGGGCGTTTGCGCGTTGGCTGGCAAACAACGCTTGGTGACTATCGAAGCAGCGTCTTCAACAATGTCGCTTATGCCGCTCCGGTCATTGCAGGCGTTGATTTGCCGCCTTCCTGGGGTGGTCGCTATCGGAGTCGTCAAGGTGCAAGCCCATTCCTTGATGTTGTGGCAAAGGATATGCAGTCCTATGTTTTGGCAGAAGCAGCCCGTATTGCTAGCAGCTCATGAGCCTTAATAGTCTTCGCGCCTTAATCGAGGAGCGCATCGCTGCTGAGTTTGCAGAATCACCCACTCTGCAGATTGCTTACGACAACGTGCCATTCAGCCCGCCCAATAATGCGAGCTGGATTCAATGCGGCATTGCCTGGGGCGATTCTGCCTATGCCACCATCCTGACTGAATCTGATCGCGGCAGTGGTGATGGCTACGACCGGCGTAATGGCGTCTTGACCTTCAACATCTTCAGCCCAAGCGGGCAAGGACCAGGCACGGGGCTCACTATCGCCCAACGCTGCATTGACCTTTTCTCACGTTTGAAGCTGCAAAATATAATTTTTGATGCTGCAAATGGTCCGCGAACCTCGACTCCTGCTGCGCCAGAAGGGTTTTACCAGGTTCAGGTGACCATCAGTTTTTCTGCTTTTGAGCAAAGCTAGAATCAACTTAGCCACCTACCGTTCACGACAATGGCTACTGTTCTGTCCGGTACGTCCGGCGCTCTTTACTACAAGCCTGCGGGCACCAAGGCAACCTTCGCAGAAGCCGCTGTTGATGTGGCTGATGACGAGATCACTGTTGCCACCTATCTGAACTTCAAGGTCGGTGACCCTGTTCAGTTCAGTGTGGTGAACACCGAGACCGGCGCTGCTGGTTCTGGCACCTTGCCTGCTGGCATCTCGGCTGCGACCACCTATTACGTCATCGGTTACACCGCATCGACTGGCGTGCTGCAGGTTTCTGCAACACTTGGCGGTTCGACTATCGCCATCACGGATGACGGCACGGCTGTTGCGCCTAATGCCTTCCAGGTTGAGTACGCAACCTATGCCGCTGTGGGTGATGTGCGTGAGTGGTCGTTTGAAATGACCCGTGAGGAGATCGACGTCACCACGATCGGTCAAACCCTCGGTCAGTACGCACCCTTCCGTACTTACATCACCGGTTTTGCCGATGGTTCTGGTAGCTGCACGGTCTACACGACCGATGATGACACCAACCTGTCCAGCCGGATGATCGAAGACGTGATTCAGCGTCAACAGACCGGCGCAGCTTTCAAGCTGTATATCGACCGTGTTATCAGCGCCGGTAGCGTCAGTGCTTCCCTCAGCCGTAGCATCGAGTTTGAAGCAGTGCTGACTTCTGCCAGCCTGACCGTCAACCCTGACGATGCACAGGTGGTTGAAATCAACTTCCGCCCTGCCGGTGCTCCGACCTTCGACTTCAGCAAGTCCTGATCGGTCTTCTGATCAAATCATGCCCCTGGGTTGCACCGGGGGCTTTTTTATGTGTAAGGTATCAACAAACAACAGGTTTTTATGGCTACGGGACAACCAGTTCGGGCATTGGATCGCCTAAAGAAGGCTGCGAATCTTGTCCCGACAAAAAAGGTCGTCACGCTTGGTGATGGTTCTGAGTTTGAGTTTTGGCATACTGCCTTAACGATGGCAGAGCGTGAGAAGGCGCAAAAGGCTGCTGGCAGCAGTGACCCCAATGCTCTTGCGATTCAACTGCTGGTAGCGAAGGCTTTAGACGAGAACGGCAATCGCATGTTCGCCGCTGGTGAGGTTGCTGAATTGAAAAACGAAGTCAGGGATAGTGACCTGCAGCGCATTATCTTGACCCTTGTTCAGGATGACCTGGTTGACATTGATCTGGGAAAGTCAAACAGGAGCTGAAGCGCGATGCGTTGCTGCAGCTTCAAATGCACGTTGCCAAAGAGTTAGGACTGCCTTTATGTGACCTGAATCGGAAGGTCACGCTTGAAGAGTTGCAGCTCTGGGCAGCGTTCTTTGAAATCGAAAGCGATAAGATCAAGAAGGCAGAAAAGCGGCGGTAGAATCAAGGGAGCCTTAGGGACCGGCTGTGTCTGCTGTCGCCAACGTAGCCGTAAATCTTGACGCCAGTGGCGCGTTAGCTGGCTTAAACAGGCTTGGGGCTGCAGTTGATGGGTTAGGCGGAAAGATCAAGGGTATTGGTCAGTCGTTGACTGGTCTTGGTGGTCTTGCGGCATCGCTTGGTGCGGGCGCTGCGCTGAGTGGTTTCATCAAGGCAGGTATTGAGGCTGATCGAACTGCTAAGACAGTTAAGGCTCTAGCTGGTCAATACGGAGAAACCGAGCGTGTAACGCGTTTTGCTGCTGAGGCAGCCGAGCAGTTTGGTCTAGGGCAGACAACTGCTGCAAAATCTGTTGCTGATCTATATGGTCGTTTGCGCCCGATGGGTGTTTCTCTTGAAAACATTCAAACAACATTTACTGGTGTCAATAAAGCTGCTGGTTTAATGAATCTCAGCGCCGCTGACACGGAAGGCGTGATGCTTCAGTTAAGTCAGGCAATGGGTTCTGGCGCACTGCAAGGGGATGAACTTCGTTCAATCATGGAACGACTGCCCGCTGTTGGTCAGGCTGTTGCCAAGGTTATGGGCGTGACAGTTGGCGATATTAAACAGCTTGGTGCTGACGGGAAAATCACTACTGATGTGATCATCCAGGCAATGCAAGAGCTTCAGAAGCTGCAGCCACCACCACCTGATGCTTTCAAGCTCTTCCAGAAAACAATGGAAGATTTGAGTACGACTATCGGTACAAAACTGCTGCCATCCTTTACGCCGCTGGTTCAAAAAATCTCTGAGTTGGTAGGCAAGATTCTTGAGCTTGGCGCAGCGGAAACTGTTGCTAATTCATTGATGCCTTTGGTCGGGATGGCAACTAAGCTGCTGGAAGCATTTAACCAGCTTCCTCAAGGCGTTCAGTCATTCTTGATTCAGCTTGGTGCTATTGCTGGTGTCTTTGCATTGATCGTTGTACCGCTTGGCATCTTCCTTCAGGCTCTTGGCTCAATTATTCAAGTTGTCACCGGAGTGGTTGGGGCATTAAAAGGCTTGCAGATCTTTGCAACTGTTGCAGGCTGGCTGGGTGGGTTAATTCCAGCAATCGGTAAAGTTCTGACGGTACTTGGCACGTTGGGACGTGTCATTGCTGGTCTCTTCACTGGTCCTGTTGGCTGGGTTGCCTTGCTAGTCACGGCAGGCATTGCTATCTATGCCTTCAGAGACAAAATCGGCGCAGCATTTCAAGCTATCGGCAAAATCTTTGCTGATGGTGGCAAAGCCTTTAAGGCAATGTTCATTGATCCAATTATTTATCTGACCGAGTTTTTGTATAAGCAAACTGTAGATATTTTTAATGCACTTGGCAATGCACTTCGCAAGCCATTTGAAGCAGCTTCAAGCTTCATACGCGGTGTTGTCAATCAGATGCTGTACGGTATTGGCAATGCCATGAATTCCGTGATTAGGGCAATCAACAGTTTGATTAACGGCGCCAATCGAGCCTTGTCACGTCTGAAACTGCCTCAGATTCCGTTCTTGCCAGAAGTGAATCTTCCTCGCTTTGCTCAGGGTGGCTACGTTAACAAGCCAACGGTGGCGTTGATTGGCGAAGGCGGCGAGGGTGAATATGTGGTCCCCGAATCGAAAGCAACATCATTTGCTAGACAGTGGCTTGATCAAAAAGGCAAGGGGACAATCGGGACTAGCAATCAAATGCCCAGCATTACAATCCAAACGGGACCAGTCATGCAGCAAGACGGCAAGCTGTATGTCACGCTGAATGACATGGAAGACGCATTGCAGAACTTTGCTTCATCCTTGCTTTTCAATAACAGAACAGCAGGCGGTCGTCGCTTTCAGGGGGTCCGATGACTAACAGAGGTCAGTCCCAGTTTTTGCGTATCTACGATGAAGCGGGCACATACGCCAGGTGGCAAAGTTACTACATCAACCAAACTGTTACTCTTGCAGGCCAGCAATGGAGCTACTTCGCATTTGTCGCTGAGGGATTTATTGGTGGCAGCTCTGGCGGCAATGCAGGGGTTTCTATCACTGTGCCAGCGACTGAAACTGCAGTCTTTGCGTTTCAAGATGCGTTGAATTTAAACCGACTGGTTGAATTAAAGGTTTATGAGTTTAACTTCTATCAAGGGCAAGATCAGCCGCCAGCATCACAAGTTTTAATCGGAGCATTTGTAGGAGAAGTCACGGGCATCACCGGGACATTTTCAATGCTTGAGATTGAGCTAGGATCCGGTTTAGCACCTGTTGGCGCACAGGCGCCTCCACGCAAGTTCAACACGCGACTCATTGGAGTGCCTTTGAGAATATGAATATCCGCCCTAACGATCCTTTAGAGCTTGTCCCTTACCAGTCTGGGCTGGTAGCAACCCCACTTGAGGAGACGGCGGCAAAGGGGCAATCAAATCTGGACACGCCACAGATCGCGATTGCGCTTGGCACACCAGTACCAATAGTGTTTTGCAGGCGTATTGGCACAACTGGCGGAGTGCTTGTTAGTCCTGGCGCTACCGAAGGAAGATTTCAAAATAATGGAACAACCAATGAGTTGACCATGCGGTTGCAGTTGGTTGTTAGCGAGGGTGAATTACCGCCGCTACAGATCCGCGACGTTTTCCAACGTGCCTGCCGCATTGGAACATGGAAGCAGGCTTATGACGCACGCGCCGAAAGCTGGACGCCTGGCAACTTCATCACAGCCGTAGCCGGGAAAGAGTTTTGGGATTGCCCTGTCTACTGCGGGACCGGCGGATTTTATGACAACCTTACAACTCTGAGTTTTCTAAATACTTACGCGGACGGCGATCAAAACTGGGCGAAGCAACTGCATTGCTTTGTACGCCAAGGAATGCAGGTCACGCGGATCCTTGATAATACTTATGGACCAAGCAATAACCTGATTGACCTGGCTCTGTACTTAATACGCGAAAGCAGCCGGTTGCCCGAGGACTTGCTAGATCTTGACGGGATGGAAGCGGCAGCGCTTTTCACCGATGTGAATGGATTGTTCTTTAATGGCATCTTTAATCAGTCGGTAAATCTTGAGGACTGGCTTCAGTCAATAGCGCAGAGCTTTATCTTGCGCGTTGCTGACAAGCAGGGCAAGAAATTGCTGAAACCAAGACTGCCAGTCAATAATGATGGCACCATCAATACGGGTGCTATATCGGCAGTTTTTACATTCACAGAAGAGCACGTCCTCCCAGGTGGTTTCAAAATTAGTTATGTGCCATTAGAAGAGCGCAAGCCAATAGCCGCGCAAGTCATTTGGCGACAGCAACCAGACACGGATATTGGTATCATCAGAACCACAGAAGTTCGCCTAGGTGCGGATGCGGCGAATGGACCTTATCAGCAATATGACCTAAGCACGTTTTGCACATCTGAGGATCATGCCGTCAAGGTTGGAGCTTATGAAGTAAGCAAACGCCGATACGTTACGCATGTTCTGCGGTTAACTGTGAAGCCTGATGCCTTTAATAGTACCTTGGTACTGGGCGACATTGTGCGGGTTCAGCTCAGAAGAGAAACCAGCGTTGACCAAGTTTCAATATTTGATTATCACTACGAAGTTGAAACTATCAACCGCGACATAAGAGGGAGCATTGAACTTGATTTAGTTCATTTCCCTGTCAATGCCAATAAGGAAAGTGTGATTGCCAAGATTGTCGACGCTGCTGTTGGCAATGGCGAGTTGCTTCCAACAGGGCGCGACAACTTCGACTGTGATGATGAAGGACGACGCGAAGACCCAGACCCAATTCCTGAGGATCCATATGTGCCGCCAAGTCCACCAGTCCCGCCTGATATTGGAGACAAGATTTTGCCGGATCCTGATGAGCCTCCTGCTGATCCACCGCAGCCACCACCGAGCGATGGCCCAAATCCGCCTGATCCTATTGAGCCGAATCCGCCTGAAATCTGCGGCGGCAGCGGTCCTGGTGGTTCGCCTTTACCTGGCGACGAACTGAGCATTTGCGATGACACGGGACCAGACTGCCCAGGTCGTTACAACAAGTGGTATTTAGTCGATGAAAATGGCAACAAGACACTTGTTTCCGCTGGTGTTGCGGCTAAGTATCTGATTCTTGATCCTGATTTGACCGGCAAGCGTGTTTATGTCGTTGGGTGCTGCCCAGATCCGGGTTCGCCATCTGGATATAGCGAATGTCAAGAATCCGAGGAGATGGAAATTGGCGAGCCCCCAGTGCCGCCCCTCTATTGTCCCGGTGGCTCGGGATCAGGCACTCAGGGCACATATTCACGACTGGTCAATGTTGGCGAAGGACTTGGCAGTTTTACATTTAGTTGGCAAGCATTTACTGTTCCAGATAGCTTTAGCATTAGCGGCGCCGCAAGTTTCAGCACTGGCGCAGTTTCCGGCGGTGGTTCGGCAACGATTACCAAAACCTCGGCAGGTGCATGGATCACGGTAACAGTGAACGCACCTCTCCCTGGCACCGTTTGGAGTTATTCGGTCGGCTGCACTTCTTAATCATGGCAACCTTCCCCGCGCTAAAACCCAACGGACGCACTTACATCCCAGGGCAGCATCCAAACACCGCGCTGCAGACTCTTGACGGTGATGAGATCGGCGTGCGCCACAGTAATGCTGGCTTGGGACATATCCTTCGCTTGCGATTTAATGGGCTGACAACAGACGAACATTTTGAGATTGTTAGCCATTACGGCTTGCATGGTCGCTTTGAATCGTTTGACATCCCAAGCTCAATCACAGAAGGCTCGAACATCACCTTCCCAGCCGGTTACATTTGGATCTACGCCGACACACCGAAGACGACATATAACCCCGGCGTCGTTAGCGTTGAAGTAAGCCTGGAACTGATTCCCCCCTACACGCTCTGAGGATGACGACCTACCCAACGCTGGTTCCGCAGAGCATCGACTTCGACCTCGGTCGAATGAACATCAGTGAGCAGCAACTGCTGGGTAGCGGTCCAATCCGTTTTCGTCATTCGCTCCGCACTACCGGCTACAACTTGCGGCTTGTATATCGCGCCTTAACGCAAGCACAAGTTGAATCCCTGCGTGAGCACTACAACGAAGTTGACGGTACATACCGCGAGTTCGATGTTCCGGCATCTATCTGGGGCAATCTAAACGTTGCGGCAACAACTTCGCTGTACAAATACGCCGCACCGCCAGAAGAAATTCATACAGGGCTGCACTATGAGGTCTCAGTCACGCTCCGCGTGATTTTTGGTGTCAACCTGCTGTACGACCTGCAAGGTGGCGGGGCGAACCAATCAACGATTGCGGCGACATCTTTTACCTCATTTGCGTTCCAGGGCTACGCCCCATTTATCCTTAACGGAGGTGCAGCGGATCCTGACAGCCCGGCTGCCACGCTTATTCTTGAAGGCAAAGGCGCTGACCGATGACCACACCTACCACCGTTCAGGTTCGGATGCAGCTTCGCGCCGACACGGCAGCGAATTGGACCAGCATCAACCCAACGCTGCTGAGCGCCGAGATCGGGCTAGAACGTGATACGAACAAGATCAAGATCGGCAACGGGTCAACGACATGGAACAGCCTTGGTTATTTTCCGTTCGTGGTGTCGGGCGGTGTTGTTACCGGCAACCTTGAAATTGGCACCACTGGCACGCTGACATTTGAGGGCAGCAGTGCGGATGGCTTTGAGACGACGCTGGCTGTTGTCAATCCAACTGCTGACCGGACGATCACGCTGCCCAATGTGACTGGCACGGTCATCACGACCGGCGACACGGGCACTGTCACCAGCACGATGATTGCCGATGGCACGATCGTTAATGCCGATGTAAATGCTTCTGCCGCTATCGCCCATAGCAAGTTGGCAAGCATGACAGCTGGCTTTGTGCTGATTGGTAATGCCAGCAACGTGCCTACCGCGACGGCATTGTCTGGTGATGTGACTGTCAGTAGCAGTGGGGTGACCGCGATTGGTAGCGGCGTGATCGTTAATGCCGACATCAGCGCCACTGCAGAAATTGCCGTCAGCAAGTTGGCTGATGGTGCCGCACGTCAACTGCTGCAGACTGATGCAGCGGGCACTGGCGTTGAGTGGACCGACAACATTGATGTGCCTGGCACGCTGGATGTAACTGGCGCCGCCACGTTCGATAACAACGTCACGGTTCAGGGCGATCTAACGGTCAACGGCACGACCACCACGATCGACACTCAGAACCTGTTGGTTGAAGATAAGAACGTTGTTATCGGTAATGTCACCAGCCCGACGAACATCACGGCAGATGGCGGCGGTATCACGCTGAAGGGCAGCACTGACAAGACCCTGAACTGGGTCGATGCGACGGATGCGTGGACGAGTAGCGAACACGTCAACATTGCAAGCGGCAAGGAATATCGGATTGATGGCGCCAAAGTGCTAGATGGCACCAGCTTGGGCAGTGGCGTTGTCAGCAGCAGCCTGACAAGCGTCGGCACAATTGGCACCGGCATATGGCAGGGCACTGCTATTAGCAAGACCTATTTGGACAGCACACTGGTCAGCACGGGTGACACGGGCACCGTCACTAGCACAATGATTGCCGACGGCACCATCGTCAACGGCGACATTAACGCCAGTGCAGCAATTGCTGGCACCAAGATCAGCCCTGATTTCGGCAGTCAAACCATTACCACCACGGGCGTAGTAAGCGCTGCCCTTGGCGCTGCTGCTACTCCAAGCCTTACCTTTACCGGCGACACCAACACCGGCATTTTTTCACCCGGCGCAGACCAAGTAGCCATCAGCACTGGTGGCTCCGAACGCGCCCGCATCAGCGGTAGCCATATTTATATTGTTGACGCTGAACCCAATTCCGCAGGGTATGGAGGTGGCGGCAATGGGGGGTTTCGTTGGCGAGCGCCTACACAAGAAGCAAATACTCAAATGGAGGGGTATTCAACTAGCACAGGCACCTCCCGGCACATATTGTTTAGCAACCCCAATGGCGTTGTTGGTGCAATTACAACAAACGCATCTGCAACTACTTATGCAACCTCCTCCGACTACCGCCTAAAAGAAAACGTCACCGCAGTCACGGACGGCATCACTCGTCTTCAGCAACTGAAACCAAGCCGCTTCAACTTCATTGCTGACCCTGATACCGTAGTAGATGGTTTTATCGCTCACGAAGCTGCTGAGGTGGTGCCTGAGTGTGTAACCGGAACTAAGGATGAAGTAGATGAAAACGGCAACCCCGTCTACCAAGGCATCGACCAATCCAAGCTGGTGCCCCTGCTGACGGCTGCGCTGCAGGAAGCCATCGGACGTATTGAAACCCTTGAGGCTGAAGTAGCAGCTCTCAAAGCCCAGTAGTCCCCTTCTCTTCTATGTCTGACACCACTGCCTACGAGGAATACTGCGAAGCCAGCCTTGACAAGCAACGCGCCCTGACCAAAGCTGCTGGTGTGCCTTGGTAAGTCATGGCAGTAAAAAGTAAGACCGCACTGGGGCGCGTCGAGCACAAGCCCGGCAAACCAAAGCGCACCAGCATCGGGATGGGACAACACTCACGCCCGCGTAACCGCAAAAAATTGCGCGGCCAGGGCAAGGGCTGATAGCCGCTAATCTGTAAAAAGATCGGCAACACGCCTCGCAATGGAGCACCACGAAGAGGCGTTTATCGCAGCCAAGCCACCCGACAATCCGTTCAACCAAGCCGTTCCCGCCCTGTTGACTGCCGCAGTCGTTGGGTTGGGCGGCCTTTTTATGCAGGTCGCCAAACTGGATCAATCGGTTAATACGGTGGCGGCTGATATTCAAGAGCTGAAGAACGACAGCAAGGAGCGACTTAGCGATCTTGAAGGTCGGGTTAGGCAAATTGAAATGACTATTGGCAGGCGCCCTTGACCGCCTTACAGTTAAACCATCAGCTTTTGAATCATGGACCCCACCACTGCCGCTGTTGTTGCCATCGTTATTGCCGCTGGCTCTGAGATCATCACCCTGCTGCCCATCAAAGAGAATTCTTGGATCCAGCTCATCGTCAAGGCGCTGAAGATCATCTTCCCAAAGCGCTGAATACTGACACCGTATGGCTAGCGCGTTTTGGCGATAGGGATTGGCGGCATCACTTAAATCGTGCTGCACAACGGCACAAATTCAATGCCACCTTGTCGCCAAGACTTGATCGAGCGATTGAGGAGTGGCATGAAACGCAGCCACCGGCCATTCCTCCGCCAATTATTGATCTAGAGAATCTTCACATCCGGGCACCTTGGACCGATGACGAAAGCGCCAGTTCGCCTGATTGATCTTTTCAAGTATTACAAGCAGCTTCCGCATCAGATGGCGGCGTTGCATTTACTTGAGGCGGCGATTTGTGCTGCAGATGATTCCGTGCTGGATCGTGACCAAGAATGGTTCAAGGTCTGGAGTCAATCGGGCAAACAGGCTGAAAACGATTTGAAACCTGCTCTGGACATCATCAAGAAGTGGGAGGGGTTACGGCTTGAGGGTTATGTGTGCCCTGCTGGTGTGCCGACCGTGGGCTATGGCCATACAGGGCCGAATGTATCGGTAGGGATGAAGATTACCCAAGCCGATGCTGATGCGTTGCTGGCATCTGATGTTGAACGCTTTGCCAAAGCTGTTGACAATCAAATCAGGGTGCCGCTGACGAATAACCAGCGTTGCGCGTTGATCAGTTTTGCCTTCAATGTTGGCGTTGGTGCGCTGCTTGATAGCACGTTGCGTAAGCGGCTGAACAATGGGGAAAATCCTCAGAAGGTGGCGATGGAGGAGCTGCCTAGGTGGAACAAGGGCGGCGGTGAGATTCTTGAGGGCTTGATTCGTCGCCGCCGTGATGAACTCGATCTGTTTTTGGCTGGCAGTAAACCTGTCACTAAGGATGTGACCTTTACGCCTGATAAACCGTTTAGTTTCAATGTGACGCCAAACATTAAATATGGCGAGCTGGCGTTAAACCTTGAGGAGCGCAAATTTAAGCATCAATATCAATGCGACACGGCAATGGTGTTGTGTCAATTCCTTGAACGTGCGCGTAAGGCATTTGGTAATAAGCCTGTTGTAATTACGAGCGGTTATCGTCCGCCTAAGGTCAATGCTGCTATTGGAGGATCGGCGCGATCTGAGCATTTATACGATGCGCCGGATACGGGTGCCGTTGATTGGTACATCGAAGGCGTTGACATTTACACGCTTCAGAATTGGTGCTTAGCCAACTGGTCTTACAGCACTGGCAAGGGTGCGCCAAAAGGTTTCATCCATAGCGGAATCAGACCTGGACGACCTACCGTGGTCTGGAATTATTGAGCTTCGATGCTGCTGTCTGATCACGAGATTCGCGCCTTGTGCCAAAGCCATGCACTGATTCATCCGTTTGATCCTGAGCGTTTGAACCCTGCTAGCTACGACGTGGCACTGGGCGACAACATCATGATTGAAGTGGCTGAAACTCCTGAGTTTATTAGGCATAGCATCGCCACTCACACTCAAGCTGATCCGTATTGGCTTTCTCCTGGCGAATTTATTCTTGCTGAGACTCAGGAGATATTTAATTTCACCGATGACGTTGCTGGTCAATTTGTATTGAAGTCAAGCCGGGCAAGGCAGGGCTATCAGCATATGCTCGCGGGTTGGATTGACCCTGGATTCAATGGCTCCGTGTTGACCCTTGAGATCAAAAATGTTCGGCAAAAACACAGGCTTCCGATTTGGCCTGGAATGCTAATCGGTCAGATCGTCGTGTTCATGATGTCCGAAACGGTGGAACACAGCTATTCCGCCAAGGGCCATTACAACAACAACAGAACCGTAATGCCTTCTTGGGAAACATTTAAGGCGAGACCTGGCGTTTCGACCTAAGATTCAACCGGAGATAAGGGGACGGGCCGCTCTGGAGGGGGCGGCTTTTTATTGGCTAGTGATCTGGCCCTTGTTCATGTCTGCGGTTGCAGGGGATATCAGGGCTCTGCAGAAGGTGGAACGCATGACCTGTGATCTTGCGTAGCTCTGCCCAATCGTGAGCCTCAACGATGGTTGAGAACGGTCCTACTCGTGTTCCGTCTGGAAGCTTAAGGTAATAGGCCATTTGGGTTTCGTTCGCTACCGTTTAGGGAATCAAGCGGCGGCTTGTGGTTGAACACATTGACGGTTCGGAGTTAATCCCGAAACACGAGGCAAAACGGCGTTTCCGTGATGCTGTTCTGAGTCACTTTAACCATCACTGTGCATATTGTTTTGAGCCGTTAGGTAGATCGCCAACACTTGATCATGTTGTCCCCAAGGCCAAAGGCGGCAACAGTGAATTAACCAACCTCGTGGCATGTTGCTTCGGCTGCAATATGTCGAAGGGCCATAAAGATTGGCGGGTTTGGTATAGAAGTTTGCCTTTTTGGTCAGAGATTGGTGAAGCTCGAATAATGGATTGGATCAATCAAGATATTGATTACGGTGAAGTCATCTGATGCTCGTAAACCTGGGCCTGCCAAAGATCGCTTGAATATCTACAAACACCTTTGTAGCAAGTGCGGTAATACATCTCGCCGCCGTCGGCAGGTTCTAGAACTTCGATATAACTTCCGGCCTCGAAATCAGTCCGGCTCAAGACTTTCGGTTCCATCGCTGTATAAGCTGCAGAGG